TACAGACCGAGAATCATGGTTTCAAGAATTTGATTATGACGAGGCAAAAAAATATTTGGCTACAAAGAAAACTTTGGCAACTAAATGAACGAACGCCCACAAACAGTATCGGGACGATTAGATGAAGAAGCAGATGGACGAAAGCTTACTTACGGCGAAGAAGCACGTCTGTCGGGAAAGGACCCCATGACGGAGAAGGCAAAATTTATTATAAAGAAAATAAATGGCAAAACCATTTCAGTAGCAACAGATAATAGGCCTGGACCCGTTCTTCAAGATGCGGTTGTCACGAGCGATCTTTTGGGAGGCAAGATCGCATCGTATGGAATACATGCACCTGCAGGATCCGATCAAGTAGCAACTCCTGACTTTGAATTGAAATCTAAAGCTATGCGAAGAGCCGAGTATTCTATGCAGGGTACACTTACTCGTAAAGACGGGTACAATCAAATTGCAAAGGGTATTCTTACTGGAAATATTCTAAAGAAACCCGGATTACCAAAAATAGGAAAACTATAATGCCAATACATAAACCACATACAGAGCGAGAAGCCTGGAACTATGTTATGAAGGGGTGGATGTTTCTTCTTACCAACAAAGCCCAATCTATTACGGATATTATGAAAAAAGGTTTTTATTGGCCATTAACTTTTTACATGTTATTTGGTGGAGGAATATTCTCCTATAATTATTTTACTGCGGATAAAGTTTCAATCGGCGAGATAAAAAAGCTTGGTGAAATACCAGCTTCGTCGAAGGTTCAAACTGCCCTATATTATGGGGGTGATCCGATTATAATAAATGGTAACACTATAGGTCTATTCTATGACCCAAATTTTATAGCTTATGCCGCAACTAACGGTATTTTATTCCTATACGATAAACGAACCAGGGAAGGCATACCAATACAATTAGCACCTTACAGAACCTATTTTGAAAAAGCAAAAAAATAACTATGTCATTATTTGATACCCCCAGACCATTTTTAAATCCTGTAATATGGACTATAGAACGAACCATAAAACCGGAAGTTAAAGCTTTTATTTTTAAAACTCTAGAACAGGTGTTTCCTTTAAGTAAAGTGTATTCCACCACGTTTATAGGATCTAATGTCGGATACCAATATTCTGATACTTCAGATATAGATGTTAATGTAATAGCTCGTAAAGGAGAATTGTTTGAAAAATGGCACAAAGTATTTAAACATTTTAATAACCAGTTAAACTATCTCCCAGGCACTGAGCATTCTATACATTTCTTTTTTCAAGAGTTTACTCAAGATGAAGATTGGAGTAATTCTTTAGGGGCCTTTAATTTATTTACAGAGACATGGACTAAACAACCAATACCATTTTCAGAGTTAGGTGATCCTGCACTTAGGTATGAGCGTGAAATAGCTTATGGCCGTATATTATTATCCATGATAGAAACACAGGTTACGCGAGCTAAAGAAGCTATGGCCCGGGGAGATAAAGACACGGCACAACGTATATATACCGAACTAGCTATTCTTTTTAAACAAATTGAAGACAATAGAAAAACAGCATATCGTTATGGAACAGGTACACCGGCACTTCAGGAACATAACATTATATATAAATTAATAGAGGGCAGCGTATATCAAGACCTATTTAAGAAGTTAATAGATTTCTATGACGAGGAAATAAACCCAGTTGAATACCACTCTGAATCCTAAAATATTAGTACCCCTAGGAATAGGGGCAGCTATAGGATATGTAGCCGGAGATCCCAAGACTAAACAAACTTTAGACTATGGTAAATATTTGGCTAAACACAAGTATCACGTAATTAAGCCTATGAGAAGCATGGGCCTAGGTTGGGGACAAGCGTTAAAACACGACCTATCAAAGCTCACCCCAACTGAATTTGGTCCCTATCGAGATTGGTTTGCCGGGCCAAAAGGTATAAAGGGTACGCGTGATCCTGAGTTGTATGCTAAATGGAGAGAGTCCGTACAACACCATTATCATTCACCTGGAAATATGCATCATTATAGAGCGTTAGGAATCAAACAATCAAAAGTTCCCTTGAAATATAGATTGGAAGCTGTGGCGGATTGGTATTCAGTTGGGCGTTCACGTGGAATAACCAGCGAATCTTTTCCTGAATGGTATGGTAGATTAAAAGATAAATTGCCTATAAGTCCAGACACTAAAAATACTATTGATACACGGATTGGATTAAAAAAAGAAGCCATAGCTCATGAACTAACCATGGCAATTCAAACTGTGATGAATCATCCTAAAGTGATTTCAACAATACAGAGGATTAAAAATGTTCCATTCTTACAAAAGGCGCTGGCCAAAACCAAGGAGTTGGACGAAGTTGGAAAACGCATCCATCCCAATTTGCGAAGAGGTGCCCTCGCCGCACAAGTTGCCGGTAATATTGCAACCTTTGCTCTACCAACGCCTTATAATCTTATTCCATTTGGAAAAGCCACCGCGGGAACTTATTTGGCTGCATCGGCATATTCGAAAGCATATATAACCAATCCAAAATTCCAGAGATTCGCTAATTCAGTAATTGGAGCGTTACCGAAATAATATGGCCGCGACACTGTCATTTCAAATGTCTGATTTTATAGAGGGATTCTTTTATCTGAATAGCCAACCTTTTTCATTAGACGACTATCCGCATATGAGAATTATTTATAATATTGATCCTCCAGAAATTGTTCTTAGTACTTCACGTCAGGTTGCTAAGTCTACAACATTGGCTAATCTTGCCTTAGGCAAAATGGTCGTTATGCCACAAACACGCCCTGAATTTTCAGGGGGATTTAGAACCCTATATATTGCCCCCACCGTTGAACAAGTAAAGGTTTTTTCTCATGACCGAATTGCTCCAGTTATTGATCAGACACCTATTATCAAAAGGTATTTCATTAACTCCAGTCAAATACAAAATGTTTTTCATAAGCGATTTATCAATAACTCCTCAATGTATTTCCGATATGCCGCTGCATCAGCAGATAAGGCGCGCGGGCTCTCAGTGGATATGCTCTTCGCTGATGAGATACAGGATATTCCAGATGACAACATTACCGTCATTCAGCAGTCCATGGCCCGTTCTCTCTATAAGCGGACTTTGTATGCAGGAACCCCTAAAAGAACCATCGGGACTTTGGCAAAGCGAATGGACGTATCAACAAAAAACGAATGGTTTGTATTCTGCGATCATTGTAATAGATGGAACTATTTAGATGAGGGAAATATACAGCACTGGGGATTGGCATGTCGTTATTGTCATAAGGCGATAGATGCACGTAATGGACAATGGGTTCGAACCAATCCGGGGTCACAACTTTCGGAAAAGAATGGTCAGTATATATTTGAGGGATTTAGAATTTCGGTTTTAATGTTTGCTCATTCGCCTTGGGTTGATTGGCAAAAAGATGTGTATATACCATTCCTTCAAAAACCGCGCGGTATTTTTCTCAATGAATATCTTGGTCTGCCCTATGACGCGGGAGTACAACCAATTACTGAAGCCGATATTCGTGCATGTTGCACAGGCGGCCCTATGCGTAAGGAACCCGATTCTTATACAATGTCTTATCCTTGTTTTATAGGTATGGATTGGGGGCCAATAAATTCTGAGGTATCAAAAACAGTGATGTCAGTTCTCCAACGTAAGGGTACGCAAACTGAAATTCTTTATATGAAACGTTATGATGGAAAACAATCCGATTATGCGTTTATACATCGTGACATACCGAGACAGTTCGTTAAATGGCACGCGGTACTTATAGGAGCTGATGCGGGGTTTGGAGAGGCTGTGAATAGTGAAGTTAGAAGACGTATAGCCAATCCAACAAGACTTGTAGCTTTATTACACCAGGGCAATCAAAAACAAATGATGTCTTGGAACCAAAAAATTAATGCCTACACATTAAGTCGTAATAGATCCATGACCTGGCTATTTCAGAAGATAAAAAACAAACAAATCATATTCCCTCAATGGGAAGATTTTGCACCTTTTGCCCGTGATATTCTTAATATAATGGTTGATTATGACGAGGAAAAAAGTAAGTATAAATATATTAATACTAATGCTGATGACTCCTTCCATTCTATTCTATATGGAGACTTAATTGGAGAATTATATACAAGAACATCAGCAGTTGAGTAGTATTGACTATATATCTAAATTTATATATAATATATAAAACGGAGTATAACCATGTTCACCACATCAGAACTTGATAATTATGTAAATGAAGCAGCCCATGGATATCTCAAAGAGTCAAAGCCACTCAATGAGACGATTACAAAGATAGCATCTGAACACGGCCTTAATCGAGACCAGATTGCACGTGTAGTTGAGGGCGCCAATACGGAAGTGTATGTCCAAATGATGAACCAGACCCAAGATAAGTATATACAATTTGATAATGCTTCAGCCGAAAAAGTTGCAGGGGTAGTTTTTGGTACTGAAAAATCTGCGGAGTATTCAATCGAAGATTATGAGGAAGAACCTCCTATAGAAATTGCCGATTCAAACTTTGAAAAGTTGGCTTCTATAGAGGAAATTCACCCCGATGAAACTGAAACAGTTAAACAAGCATATAGGCTGGCTGCACTTGATGAGCGTTTAACAAATTCATTATATGAAATAGATGTTCGATTTCAAGGACATGCTGATGGTTTATATGGAGTAGTGAAGCAAGCATATTTAGGTGGTACCTCCTTTGGAGATTTACAACGTGCAATGAATCTAACCTTTGATTCTCCCGTAGTAAAAAAAGTCATGGACGAATGCCAAGAGAAATTAGCAACTGAAATTTACCCAATACAATTAAACACTTCGCAAGAATATGTGGGATCCGTTAATATGAGTAATCCTATGATTAAACAAGCTGAACTTATTGTTAAAGATACACAAGAATTTATTACCCTGCGTGAAAAATTAGCTGAAGCGCACAAGGAAATGGAAAAATTAGCTGCAGGAATGCCTCAGGTTAAAGCGTATTTTAAAACTGTAGGTAAAGCATTGGGAGGCCAAAATGTACATGTGTTTACAAACCCTAAAGCGGCAGCAAGTGCTACAGCAGTGGCAGCATCATCAAAAGCAATGTCTGGGGTTAAAAAGACTTTACTTGCTGGTGGCGCTGGTGTAATCGGTGGTATGGGATTTCAAGCGCATATGCAAAATGTTCGAAGACAACAAACAGCATTGCCAATGCCTCCGGGGGCAGGAAGGTTTAGAACTTAATATGGTTAAGGTAGCTGAATTTATTGCACAACACAGGCAAGGCAAGATTTCAAATGCAACGATTATAAAGATGGCGGCATTTAAAGCGGAGCTAGAAAAAACGGCCGCAGGTGAGAAATTGGTAGGCGCTATACGTACTGCGTTTAGGGACCAAGTTCCCACTATAATTGCTGGAAGTTTGGGGACTGCTGCAGGCATGTCCTTGGGCGGATTAATTTTTGAGGGTATTCGACAATTAGAAAAACACTGGACTGCTTATAAACTGGATTCTATAAAGGCACCAAGATTTGAAGCCATGCTAGACATTCATCCGGAACTAAAGGAAAATAAAGAAACTGAAGAACGCGCAGCCTTATATTTTGATTCGCTTTGGCATTTCTCTCCGACCATGGCGCAGGATCCTTTAGCGGCAGGAACATATATAAAACAAGCATTAAATATGCATCATGTATCCCAAGGACCCTTACCTGAAATGGTGCAGCGCGTAACCGATATACAAAAGAATATAAAACAAAGTCTTCCAGAACAAGAATATGCTACGCCTTTAGGTGCGGTGTTCTTACCGTTTAAACCACAAGCAAATAAAGCATACAAGCAGTCGGACAAATAGTATGATAAAATTCACACATTTTTCTTCTATAGATAATCATGGTAAACCTCTTATGAGAATTCTTAACGAAGAGGCGTTGGAAAAAACTGCCGGATATAAAAAAGATGTTGAGGATTTCATTGGCACGCTTGAAAAGAAAGCGGATCATTCATATATACTGGTAAACGCCATGACATCCGGGGATTACTACGGTCCAAATCTTAATGGGGATTATTTCCCAGATGATCAGCTTGTGCGTTTCCATAAAACATTTGAGAAACATGCGTATGCCTATCGCCACCATCGAAATAAAAATCCTGAAGAAAGCACTGGGAAAGTTATTTATGCTTCTCATAACCCAGACATGCATCGTGTGGAATTGGTAGTGGAACTGGATAATAAAAAAGCTGAAGATATTATAGAGAGAATGAAACTGGGAGAATACCCAGCCGTATCTATGGGTACACGCACACCTTCAGATAAGTGTTCGATATGCAGTAACCGGGCAAAAAATACAGGAGAATATTGTGACCATCTTCGTTATGAAATGAGGCGCATTCTTCCTGATGGCCGAAGAGTAATGGCAATGAATGATGATCGTTTAACATTCTTTGATATTTCATTTGTACGTATACCCGCAGATCGAACTGCAGGAGTAATTGCAAAAGTTGCATCAGTAACAGATGAGGCAGTAATTCCATCTGCAGTATTAGGAGATAAATGGTTGAAAGAAAGTGGTTTGAAAGAATCTGCATTAACAAAAGAAGTGCCTGGAACGATTGAAGGTTTTTCGGCAGACCCACAAAATTTAATTTATGATTCCCAAAAGAAAATACCGATGGCTGTTATTGATAAGATCGCTGAAGAGCATTCTTTAAAAGATATTCTCTCTACATTTTTAGGGCTACGAATAATGCCCAAACAAGAGGAGTTCCAAAGGTTAGTTCTCATTAACATGAATAGACAACCCCTCGCAGATCAAGTTATTGATAAGGGTGCTATTCTTATGGACATGGATGAACAACCTCGGATTCCTATAGATGTTTCAATAGACGGATTCAATCATGAGATTGCAGCAAAAGTATTACAATATCTTCCCGAAATATCTCTTACTAAACCATTAATTATTCGTCGAGTATTAATAAAACGGGCAGACATAGAAAGTGAGCCTCAAGGACTAGTGGCAAAAATGACACAGCTACTTCCTACTGTAGGCACACCAAAAGGACCGAGACCATCTTTATATGCACCAGGTAAAAACCCATTATTTCCTTTAGTAGGCTTAGGAGGTTTGTATGCGGGCTTTGCAAAACTCATGACATCCACAGGCAGCGATCTATCACATTTCCACGCATGGGATGCTATGTTAATGAAAAATCCATATCTTATTCCTATATTTATTGGCGCTATAGCATTGGGTACGGAAGGGTTACAACAAATTAATCGCGAGAAACATGCGGCAGCGATACCCACACCACAGCAAATGAAAAAAGTTCCGGCAATTGCACAACGCATTTTAGTAGGTGTTCCTGCATCATATTTATATGCCGGATATCAAGAAAATAAATTACAACAAGGAAAACCAATATCTAAATTTCAAGACATGGTTCGTAAACATCCTTTTATGACCGGTATGGCCGGTATTGGTGCACATGCGTATCTCTGGCCAAAAGTAAAACAAGATCTAGCAAAATTGGGCTCTCTAGACCGAGTGGTCTATGGACTGGGCCCGGAAAAGTTCGAAGAACTATATAATGATGTCATAGGTGTAACAAACCCTTGACATTCATCTATTTTTTAACTATATTATACATATCAACTTAATTAAGGAGAATATTTTTATATGGGAAACACATTACAAGACATAATTGCCGAATTAGAAAAAGTTGCAACTTCACCAGTTGAAACTCCGGCTTCCGAACAACCTACAGAAGTTCCTGTTGAAAACCAAGTCAACGAAAATGACGAACTTCGCAAGTTAGCAGAAGAGTACGATGCGGCGGGACGTATTATGGCCCGTGCTTTCGCAAGTGAACTGGAGAAAATTGCGGTTGGAGCAACAGGCGTTACTCCGAATACAGCAGCTGAAGGAGATAATCCAGCAGTTCAGGTTAGCAACTCAGATGTAAACTTAGCGAATGTTCAGCAGGTTGTAGGTGTTCTTAAAGCCACAACAATGGGCGCAGAAGCAAAGAATACGTCACAGGGACAATTACAGGTTGACAGCATGAATACAGTTGCAACAACGCCGATGGAGAATCCTCCAGTAGCGGCAGATATAAAACAGGCGTCAGCAGATGTTGTGGAACGTCTTTGGCAGCACTACTTTGGAAACTAAGGGAGGATACCACTAATGGCACGCCTACTCGAAGTTTACAACGATATGCTTAAAGAAGCGGAATTTGCAGAGGTAGCTGAACAAGTTCAGACTATGTTTGCCAAGTATGCAGAAACTGCAGAGACACTTCTTAAAGAAGAATATGGTACAGATTTTAATGTCAATGACGTTGAAAGTCTTACACGCGGTTTAATGGAACGCGATAGTCAAATACTCGAAGACTCACAGAAAGTTGCTGAGTACGAAGAGATTGGAAAAGCGCTTGCATATAAAGTTGCAGACGAAATAAAAACAGCTGCGATTGCTGGAAACGTTACAAAGGGTGCTGATGCGGTACGTAAAACCTTGCGAACAACCGCCTCCATTATGAAGCATTTCCCCGCACAATCAGCAGTGTTAGCTGGTGGCGGACTCGCGGCAGGAGCAGCGGCTGGACGTATGTTTTCTGGAGGAGATAACTAAAATGGCAGATGCAACTCGGGGAGTGCTACAAGAATATGTTAAAGCGGCGGAAACAATGCTGAAACAGGAGTATGGTTTAAACTATACACCCGAGAACATCGAGAAGCTTGCTATGGTTCTTATCGAACGTGATAAGGAAACAGCCATGGAAAAAGAAGCGGACAATGTCATCTATAGATCTTTTGCAGGTGAGCTTATAAATTTGGGTATTAATCCTATACCAATTTTAAAGGATATGGCCCAAACAGATGAGCAGCACTAGGCATCTGTGGAGAATTATTTATGAAACTCGATGATATTCTGAATGAACCCCTAAAGTCAGCCCCATTGATGGTGCTGGTTAAGGATGAAAAGACTGTCGACGAAGAAGTAGAGAAACTAGCAGAGTACCTGGAAGCTTTTGCCGAAGAGGATACTTTGCTGGATGATCTTGCGAAAGCTGCGGTAATCGCAGATATGCTGGAGAAACGTTATGGACACTAAAAAAGAAATGTTAAAACAAGCTGCGGTTGTCCTACGAAATCAACAAGTTGAGCTTCATGGGTTAAGAGAAAAATTGGCTCGGGAAGAAATAGCAGAACGAGTTGTTCAAAGACTTGTAGATAACGATGTTCTTCTGGCAGATGAAGTACTAAAAAAACTCAGCGAGCTGAGGGACCAGCCTTTAGAAGATTTAGAGGTTATGGAAAAAGCAGCAGAATTATATCAGGGAAATTTCTTTTCTGGGTTTGGAAAGTTAAGCGAATTAACTGATAGTCAAGGTTATGATAGTTTAACCTCATATTTACTAAGTGAAGGAGAATAACTTAATGTTTACAGTGTTAACCGACCTGAGCTTAATTACGAGACGCGAATTGTCGATCGACGCAACCGGTACGATTCTTACATCAGGCCTACAAGGGTACTGGGTATCAATTGGTTCCAATGGTGCAGTCGCTCCTCCGTCCGCCACGAAATTAGCTTGGCCAATATTCAACGAGTCAAAGAGAGACCAAACAGTTGGTCAATGGGCACCCGATGTTGTAAAGACATCCAAGGTTACCATTCTCGCTGGAAAATATTTTGCACGTACGACAGTGTTTGGTGGAAGTCCAACAGTCAATGCATCGCTGGACGTCAACGCCATCGGCCAGTTGGTCGCTGGATCCACAGCACCTGTCGCTTATTGCACAGTTGCCCCAAGAAATATAGATTATCTTGGAACAACAGTTAGTGCTATGGATATCTACGTATTCTAAGGAGAGCTAATAATGGAAAATCTAAATCCACGAACAGTGAACGAGCTCTTCGTCCAGAAACTGGATACCGAGCATGAAAAAGTAGCGGCCGAAACGGCAGCATTTATACGTACGAAGCTTCGTGAAGTTTCGTTTGCACGTAAAATAATTAACCCGCAATATGTAACGAAAGCCGATTTACAGAGAAGTGTCAACCATGACCAGCTCGTAAAAGTTATCGACATTGAACCAGATTCGTCAGCAATGATGATCAATCTTCGCGGTAACCCGGATGTACGATACGTTGAGGGGAAACGCGCTGAAATGCAATTCTTCAATATTTCGTCTGAGGAATTCCAAAAGACCGAAGAAGAGCTTTTAGCATATGAAATGCCAGTTACAGAAGT